CCATGTGGGCGCCTCGTCGCGCGTCACAAGGACGTTGCGCACCAGCGCGGCACCTGCGATGACGATGGACACCGCGGCGGAATAGACGGGCGTACCGCTGGGCGGCACGTAGCGCGTGGCCACCCAGTACGTCCCATCACCAACAGCAACGATGTCCTCCAACGGCGTCGTGCCGACCACCACCGCGCTCTGCCACGTTGGGCCAATCCGCACCTCATAACCGGGCAAGCGCAGATCCGACACCGGCGACCACGTCAGATGCGTCAGCTGATCGCGGTAAACCGTGACAAGGTTCGTCGGCGCCGGCAGTGGCGCGATCAGGCCCTGAACGATGTAGCGATCGCCCTGGCCCTTGGCGCTACGCAACTGCACGAGGGAGATCGGCGTTACAAAGACGTCAAGGATGTCGTTCGTATAGGCTTCGACCTCCAGGCTGTTGTTCGTCGCGTTGTACGTTGTCGGCGCGCCGCCATTAATCGACACCGCGACAGTGGCCGTGGTGGCCGCGCCGGTCACCCATGCGATCGTGACGCGGCTGCGCCCTGTCACGCCATCGAGCAGCCTTTCATTGAAGGTGATCGATCTAACGTCGCCGTTGAGCTGGCTGTACGTGCGTGGCGGGACATAGTCATATCCGCCCGACGCGCGCTGGTAATACGCCGGCTCTTCGTCCGTGGCGATGATCTGAACTTCAGCGCCGCCGGCCTGCGGAATCACTGCCGTGATTTTCACGGCCTTTCCCGGCGTGGCCATCGGATCAAAGACGAACGCCCAGTCATAGGGAATCCGGTCCGGATTCTCCGACGGAACAGGGAACTCAGCAGGGATCGGCGACGTCAGGGTCAACGTGTCGGCGTTGCCCTCACCGCTCTGCACGCCAAACACCTGGTAGCGGCCGTCAGGAAAGCGGATCCCCACGAAACCCGGCGCCGCGGTCAGCGGCACCTGCCGGTCGAGCTGCAGCGTCGCCCGGTCGCCTCCCACCAGACGCCCCGCAAAACTCCATGCGGTCATGTCATGAGAGAGCAGCACCACATCACCGCGCTGCGCCACGAACCCTTCGAGATCCGACACCCACGTGATCTTGCGCCGCCGGTAGTACTGCGCGGCCGCCATCAGATTCGCCTTGCGGCCCGCCAGGGCGACGTTCGTGCACCCGATGAAGTTCAGCGACACGGGATTCGATGGCGCAGTGACGTTCGGCGGTTTCGCGCGCACCTGATCGGTTTGCCAGTTCTTGTCCGGGTTGACGAAATTGATGATGATCTCGTCGGCCAGGTTCTGGGTGTTGTACTCGATCTGGAAGCTGTCGCGCTTGATGTTGAATGGCCCGAATTGCATCACTGGCGCCTGGTCAGCAGCGTCCCAAACCACGCCCAGCTTGCCAGTCATCCACGTTGGCGAGCCGTCGCCGCACAGCGCGATCTGTTCGGCCATCGTCGCGATACTGGTCGCCGCCGCCTGAACAAAGTTGCAGGACAGGCCATGCCAATCGCAGTGCAGCCCGAATTCCTTGATGCCCTCGATGTCGATGCGGCTATCTGGCAGCCCAGCACCAAAAACGCGCCGGCCATTCACGAACTTGCCGCGCGCCCACCAGAGATACCACCACGCCGGGTTGCTCGTTGGTTTGGTCTCCCACGCCGCACCGGTCCAGACAGGGCATGATGCTTGCACCAGCGCACTGAAGTCACTGATGGTCCCATTGAGTTGCGAGGTCGCCTTGATCCTGAGCCCCACCCGCGTCTGGCCGGTGTAGTCCGTGGTGTCGAGTTGATAGCTGCGAAGCTGCGCCCAGCTGAAAGCGTTTTGCTCACGGGAATCCGTGACATCGGGCGTCAGTTTCCTTACGCGCACTTCATATTGCCCTGCCGGCACATCAAGCCAATAGTTGGCGCGCCGCGGCGTCTGCGAAGAATTGGCGATCGTGAGCGTGCCTCGGCCTGTGAAGTCCTGCCACGCTGTCTGGCCCACCTCGCGATACTGCAGGTCGAACTGTACCGATCGTGGGTCCAGTCCGCCCTTGTCGTTCGCGTAGAACAGCACCGCAACGAAATCGACCCAGATGCGCGTTGTGTTCGGCGACGTCGTGCGCTGGACCCATCCAGCGTTGGAACTCACGTCCTGCACCGACATGCTGTCGACGTTTGCCGACACCAGGGAGAGCTTTCCGTCCGGCCCGCTGACCTCGATCGTGACGTCGCTATAGTTGGAGATCGGCGTGTCACCGATCCGGAAATCAGACAGCGTCAGATCGCCAAGTCCGAAGTTGAACGTCTGGTAGAGGTACTGGTCCTGATCGAAGAACTCGGTGTAGGAGTTGGCTCCAACATCCGGCACGACGCGGTTGTACCCGATGCAGACCGGCAATGGTTCGTAGAGCCGCGCGGTGTTCTGTCCGCCGTTTAATGCATAGGTGGGCGTCTCGCTGTTTGCCTGATAGGCCGACGAAGCGAGTGTGGCCTTCGGCGGTGGTAGCAGCGCGTTCACAAGCAATGATCCGCCGATCATCACCGCCGCCTGGACCAAGGCGGAAGCGGTGGCGGCTGTCGTGCCCAAGGACGTCGCCAGCGTCGCCCCGTAGAACTGCCCCGTATAGACGGCTGCCACCACGATTGCGATCATGGCGACGGTGCGAAGCACCTTTCCAACGCCGCCACCGCCACCGCCTTCCACCGCCGTGCGCAGGACAATGCGGTCTCCGGGATACGGCATCAGCATGTGCCAGTTCTCCGAAGGCACCGGGATGTCATTGCACCAGAGCGAGACTGCGCCGCGCGGAAGTGAGACACCCTGCCGCTTCAAATACTCGCCCAGCGTCTCGTCCTTCAGAAACTCCGCGAGGTGGACATGTCGACCGTCCGTAGTCAGGGGGTGCGGAAGGTGCACCAGCGCAGGCGCGCGATGTTCGTTCACTTCCATTTATAGAATCCGTCCAGAAGAAGGCCCGTTCCCGGCAACTCCCGTATCCGGTGCCTTACGACCTGCCCTGCTTCGCGCGAGTTGTGGAGCACCCACGCGACGCCCCTGACTTCGTAGTAGACGCCGACGTGACCGAGCCGCCCGCGCGCGATCATCACCACTGCATCGCCATCGGCCGGCCTGTCAGTGCGCTCTCCAATCTCGGCGCAGCACTGCGTGACGAGCCGTGAATCTGCGAAGGGACCAGTGCCGCGGGCGGTGGGAATGGCGATGTGCCGGCCGAAGACTTCGGCTAAAACCAGGCGCGCCAGTTCTCCGCAATCGAATTCTCCCGGCACGTACGGCCGGAACATGTAGGCATCACTCCAATGCGCCATCAGAAGAGTCCTGGAGCGGTGTCTGGTCGATACTGGATGCCGACAGCCTGCTGATTCAGCATGTCGTAATACCCAAGCCTCGCGGTGACCTTTGAAGAGTTGACCCGAATGCCGAGCAGATCCATGGTTGCCGTCCACTCGATGTGGTCGGGATCACTGCGCAGTATCTCGGAGAATGTCGCCGTCGCGCCCAGCCCACCCTGGCTGATCTCCAGCCATTGCACCAGGTCGCGTCCGACGTTGTCGATCTCCAGCTGTCCCTGTGGTTGCTGACCTTGCTGGTCATCCGGCACCGTTGCGCTGAACGCGAGGGCCTGATACAGGTTCCCGCCGCTCGTGACGTCCTGTGTGTCACACACGACGCGGATCGGCGCCGCGAGATCGGGATGATCGATCTGCAACAGCAAGAGCGGCGATTCGGGTGCTGAGAGCGCTCCAATGGTCTCGCGGTAGCGCGGTGAATAATTGCGTGCCATCAGCCGTATGTCTCCAGCGTGAATTTCACCGTCCAGATCTGCCGGCGGGCGACGGCCGCGTATTCGACACGGCCGCCGACGATCCGCGCGAGCTTTGTGGTTCCCGTAAGTGGATCATTCCAGTTGAACCACAACGTCCCGCCTGCAAGGTCGTCCCGTACCCAGTTCTCGAAATCATTGCGCACGGTCAGGCTTGCGACGACGAACTGCATCGTGCGAGACACGATTGCGCGGGTGTTCCGGGGGCGCTGCTTGTCCGGACCTGACTCCATTTCAGTCACCAGCACACCGTAGTCGGGTGTTTGCTGGAACGCCGCAGCGGTTGGTAGCGGCATGTAGCTCGGAAATGTAGGTGTCGTCATTGTCTCGGCAGGTTCTGAATCGCGGACCTGATTGGCCCGCCATTCTGCAGATCGTCGATCACCACCGTAACAATGGTGCCGTTGACATCAAAACGCGGTGTGGCGCTCTTGGCCTGCATTTGCTGCGAACCTTGATTGACAAGCTCAATCTTCAGGCTGCCAGGACCGCCCGAGCTATCGCCCGCGCCTCCGGCCGGTTCAGAAGCGCTCCCTCTCAGCAGCCGCGTTGCGGGCGAAGTGCCCACATATCCGCCATCGGCATAGCCCTTCACCACGTCCCGTCCCGTCAGCGCATCGAGTAGTTGACGAACGCCCGGCCGAGCAGTGGTCTCAGCGTCGATGACATACTCGCCACGATGAACGATGCCCGCAGGCTGGAACTTGCCGCCGTCGCCGGTGTAACCACCATCCGAATAGAAGATTCCCGTCGTCGTTGGACCGCCGAAGGAACCAGCAACCGGGCTGGCACCGTTGAATGAGGTGGCGGCCGCACCCCCGCCCAAAAAACCACCAAGGAGCGACGCACCCGCCTGAAAGAGGCCCGAGAGCGACGAGCGCAGCTGGATCCGCGCGATGTCGGCAATGACCGATTGCGCGAACGAACTGAAGCTCAGCTTCCCCGTTGTCACGAACATGACTACGGCGTCCTCCAGACCCTTGAAGGTATTGCCAAATGCCTGGCTGACCTGGCCAGCGATGTCCTTCGCGCCATCCGCATAGTTCTGCAGCGCGCGCGTCGCGCCGTTGGTCCAGTCGCCCTGCGCCGCGAATAGTCGCTGCTGATCGTCCCGCGCGCGCTCCATGGCATCAGCCATCGCCTGATTGATGGACTCGATCTGCCGACGGTAGTCGTCGGTTTCGAGTGCGTTGGCGCCGCCTGCCTGCCGCACGCGCTCCGTGAACTGGTCTCGGAATCGGCGAAACTGGTCTTCGATCTGGTTCAGCGTGTCGGCGAGCTGCTTGGCATTGTCCCCGAGACCCAACGCATTGATCTGACGCTGCGCCTGCACGGCGCGCGTACCGTTGTAGTTCGAGATCTGCAATGCGGTCTGAGCCACAGCGCCGCGGATGCGCTCCTGGTACTTCTCGACGTCGGCCGCCTCCTCGGCATAGGTGCCTGCGATCTCCGCCCGCAGTTCCTTGACCCGGCTGGCGTAGCGCTCCCGTTCAGCCAACGATTGCCTTCCCCCAGCGACGTTCGCTTCACGCTCTGCCAGGCGCACCTGATCTTCCAGCGCCGCCCGCCTCGCCTCATAGCTGCGGTGAATGTAGTCTTCTTGCGAGAAGAAATCCGCTGCGCGCAGTTTCTCCAGCGTCGACAGTTCCTGCTTGAGCTGGAGTTCACGTTGGCGACCTTGCGCCCGTAGCGCTTCCAGTTCTCCACCCAGCGCATTCTGCCCGGCGGCGATGCCTGCAGTGTCACGATAGCGCCGGCGCGTCTCGGCCTCGCGCGCCGCGATCGCCGACGCCGAGACGCGCTCGTCGTTCGGATTCACCTTGCGGATCGCTTCCTCGAGGCGCTTGTTTTCCTCCAGCGCCTTGTTCAGCGCTTTTTGCTTGTTGACGCGCTCGTCGATGGAATCCAGCTTACCGCTGGCGGAAATCGCCGCTTCCTGCTCGCGCTTGTAGCGCGCTGTCGCCTCTGCCAGCCGATTCTGCTCGACCGCCAGCGATTGAATCGATGAGGCGAGCTGATTGGCCTCCTGCTCGAGGCGCTTGGCGGTATCCACGTCACCGCGGCCGCGCGCTGCGCCGGCGCGACGTAACAGTTCATTCTGGCGCGCCGTGATCGCCGCACTGCCGTCATCCGGCGTCTCCCGACCGAACGACTTGGCAGCGTCCCATGCCTTGCCAATCGCGTTGGCCAGGCCGTTCCACGCACGCTCGAGGTATCCGACCGTCTGCACGCCCTTCGTGGCCAGATGTTCGTGCAGGATCCGCGCGTTCTCGAGCACCGCCTCCTGTACGCGCCCCTGGTCCTCCAGCGACTTGATGTACTCGTACTGCGCGAACGTGATGTAGTGAAGGCTCTTGTTGTGTTCCTCCGCCCACTTCGCAACGCCGTCGGGCATCTTTGCGTAGTCCGCGGCGATGTCGGCCAGGGATTTTCCCGTCAGGGCGGCCATGCGCACCGTGTCCTCGCCAAGGACTGTCAGCGCCTCGCCAGAAAGCCGTCCGCTGGAAACCAACGCCATCAGCGCTTCGCGCGCAGGGCCGAAGCCACGCTGCGTGGAATCGGCGATCACCTCCACCGATCGTTCGAAGCTGGCGGCCGTCTGACCTGCATAGTTGCCGGTAAGCACCAGGCTGCGGTTGAAACTAACCGTTTCCTGCTCGCCCTTGTACAGCGCCACGCCGAACAGCGCAGCGGCGCCGGCCGCGAGCGTCAGCGGGTTCACCAGCCCGGCAACATACCCGCCCAGGGCGCGCGCGGCAGGTCCGATTCCGCCGAACATGTCTTTGAGCTGACCGCCCTGCTGAGTGAGCACCAGCAAAGGGCTTTGCCCGCCAGCGAGCTGTGTCACAATGTCGGTGAATTGCGCTGGCACCTGGCGCATTGCGGCTGCCGTCTGGGCTGCGGATACTCCCACACGAGCCTGCGTGCGCTCCGTCGTGGCGGCAAGCCGAGCCTGCGCCTGTTCCGTTTCGCGGATCTTGGCGATCAGCGGCTCATAGACCTCCTTCGGAATCCCGCGCATCCTTGCGCTGTATTCCAGCGCCGCGGACTTCGACATCCCGAAGGTATTGGCCGTCTTCTCCAGGCTCGTCACAAACCTGTCGTTTGCCGCCTTCATGCGGTCGGACGCATCCCGCGCGGCATCGGCCATCGAACGGGCACTGCGAGATGTCGACTGGCTCGTCTCTGCCGCGGCCTGCTTCAGATCCTGGACGGAACGCTTGGCGTCGGCGAAGCCGGCCTTGAGGCCAGAAACATCGGCATCCGCCTGCAGGGTGGCCTTTCCGACAACCTGGCTCATGCTATTCCTCGTTCATTTCATCCAACGCCGCGCGCTCCATCACCCGGACCGCTTCGAACAGCTCGGACTGCTCGTCGGGTGGGATTCGGTTCATGCGCATCACGATGCGCAGCGCCGTGTAGTCAAGCCCCACAGGGCCTCCCATTCCCACCCGCCATTGCGTCTCCATCTGCACAAAAACGCCGAGCGCTACCGCGTTGTCCGGCCACACTTCCACGTCCGGCGGACGGACGTCATCCAATACGAGACCGATCTGTGCGAGTTCCTTAGCCGGCGGCGCCCGCCAATACATCCGGCGGGCCGCCGCGATCAGTTTCCCCGGCGCGCCGTCGTGATTTCCGATGTGTAGGCGTCAAAAATCGCCTGGCTGGCTGTGTGATAGTTCTCCAGCACCAGCGCGAAGTTTTCCGGGGTGAAAGGCTGATCGACATCCTCCCATCCTGCGACGATCTCCTGCAGGAGTGCCGCGTCCCGGGCGCCCGCGGTGTGCTCGTCGGCCGCCGCCTTGGCGGCCTCCGCCACGCGGTCGCAGAAGGTTTTCACCTCTGCCCGCGTCTTGTGGCGGAAGACGAGCTTCAGCTTTTCGGCCGGCTGGCCCGGGACGGCGATATTGGCTTCAGCCGTGAAGGTCGGATTCGGGTTGATTTTGAACATCAGGCACCTGCGCTATAGCGAGTCGGCTTGCCGATCAGGGACAGCGTCACAGTGACCGCCATCGCCTCATTCTTCGTGGTGGTCGGCATGTCCGACATCGTCACGTAGGCCATGAAATAGATGACATCGCCGCTCGGCAGGCGGAACCGGATGGCGCGCGGGAGCCGGTCTTCATCCGCCGCCTTCAATACCGGGTACTGTGGCAAAGTCGGATCGTCGGCGATCGTCAGCGTGATCGATCGCGGGCTGCGAGTCGTCGGAATCTGCTTGTCGTCGCCGGTGTCCTCAAGAAATGAGTACGTGTAGAACTGCTGCTCACCGCCCTGGCTGGTCGACGTGAGCGTCTGCTTGATCTCCTGCCAGGACTGAACTTTCAGCACCGATCCGACGCCCGCGCCGGCTGGATAGTTGCCGATGTCGGTCGTATCGAATCCCTCGAGATCGAAGGCGCCGGAGGTGGAACCGTCGACACGGCCGATGCGACCGTCCATTCGCGTCCAGCCGGAAGTAATGGCAACGATGTCGCCGTCCGTGAGCGTGTGAGCGGCCGAAGTGGCCACCGGCGGACTTGCGTTGCTCAAAGCGGTGACGGGAGTGGCAGTCGCCGCCATCGAGGCCGCGATCGCGAAAATGGCACCGTTCGGAAGTTTTACCGACATAGTTGGCTCCGTAATGAAAAATGCCCGCTTACGCGGGCTGGGTAATCGCCCGAACGGGCGTCAGTTCGAAAACCAGATGGAGAAGTCCTGCTGTGTGCCGTACCAGTTCAGCACGTCGTCATAGGTCGCCAGCATGCCGAGCAGCACCGTGCCCTGCAGGACTGTGTCTGTGCAGATGATGTCGTGCGCCTGGCGCGCCAAGGCGCTCGCCTCCGTGCGTCTGGCCGCCCAGACTTCGATCTGGAACCGGCCATTCTTCTTGTCCGGCACGCCTTCGAGGAAGTTCATCGGATCGCCGCCCACCTGCTGGTAGACGATGAGAGGCAGCTTTGCGCCTTCCTCTGGCGTGTCAGGATAGACGCGCCCCTCTACGAGCACTCCAAGCGCCCGCACCATTTCGGCCTCCACCGTCATGAATAATCTCCTCCCTCGGCGCCGGACAACACCTCGGCGACCTTCTCTGCCGCGCGCTGGCGCATGGCGTCGACCGCGGCCTGGGCCCGATCGCCGGACCTTCGCATGAACGCGACAGCGGGCACGCGCACTGGCGTCGCAAGACGCTCGCTGGTGGCCATCCATCCCGTTGGCGTCTTAACGAGCTTGTTCACCCGCCAGTGACCGTTCTCAACCAGGTGTCCATGAGGTGCCTTCTTGGCGTTCCAGCTGACCTGATAGACGGCATGCTCCTTGCTCGATAGACCGTCCGAGTACACGTGATAGATCGCATCGCGCAGTTGCCCGGGTGTCGTCTTGATGCCGTTCTTTCGGGTGATCGGCGCGCCCTGATACACGGGTACAAGGCGGCGGGCCTCCTCATAGAACACCAGCGCGCCGGCGCGCGCGATCGGCCGCACGATCTGCTCAACAAGGCGATCTTCGAGATCCCCCAGAACCGCGCCAAGATCATCGCCTTCGAAGCTGAGCGAAAAATCGTCCATTTCCTAGTCCGCTTTCGCTGGCACCAGCTGACAGACGAGGTCCGCATATCTGCGGCCCTTCTTATCGGGTAAGACGGCCTGGATCTCGTAGGCATCCCCTTCGCACAGCACGCGCATTCTGCTGTCGACGCCACTTTCAATGAAGACTGGGTAAGGAATACGAACACTGACCTGGACCACAGACGTGGGCATATCGGCCCGCATCGTTTCTATGCCACTTCGATGCCTCACGTCTGCCCAGTGCTGGGCTCCAATTGTCTGCCAACTGGCAATGGGCTGGCCCGCCGCATCTCGCGTGGCCACGTTGTGTTGAATTTCGATCAATACCGATCGTTCGCCGGCTCTCATACCCCAAGCCCCACACGATACGGTTGAAGGAAATCACGCGCGCCCATCGGCAAATTGATCGCCGTGACGCCGAGCACGACCTGCTCGCGGTTGACATACAGATGACCAGCCGTCAGCAGCACCGCGGCGTGGAATTCAGCATTCGCGACCATCGGGTCGTCGCCGGCGGTCCCAGCTTCAACCGCAGCCGCCATAGCAGCCTCGTCGCTGTAGACCTTCCGGTTCAGGAATGACATCGCGGCGCCCTCAGCCGCCGCGTGGTAGATCCCGATCAACTGGTCCTCGTTCGTCCACGTGACCCGCAGGTGCGACTTCACCATGTCGAGAGCGAGGATCGGCATGTCAGGCTCCCCTGGCCTTGGCTTTCGTCTTCGCCTCGGCGGCCGCCTTCTCCTTCTCGGCGGCAGCTGCGGCCTCGGCAACGAGACGCGTTTCCTCGTCCTTCCGAGCTTGCTCTTCGGCAGCGGCCTTGTCGCGCGCGGCCTGTTCCTCGGCCTCTTGCTTTGCCTTCGACTCCGCCGCGGCAAGGTCTTCGGCCTCCCGCTTCGCCCTGGCTTCGGCCTGCGCAGCGGCATTGGCGTCCACCACGCCCCTCACCTTCGCCTCGTCGGCGTCGGTGAAGACGCCCTTGAAGTGCGCGCGCATCGCGCCCACAAGGTAGTCGGCATCCGTTTCGTCCTGCGGGATGCTGGCCAGCGCCCTGTCCAACTCGGCACGGGCCACTGTCGAGCGGTGTTCGTCGTCCTTCACCAGCTCGGCGGCGCCCGTGTCGATGAAATGCTGTGCACGGCTGCTGTCCAGCTGGACGACCGTGCCGGCGCGCGGATCCGGCGCCTTGAACTTGATCTTCATGATGATCTCCACGGAAGTGACAAGAGCCCGCCGAAGCGGGCCCCTGCTGGCCGGCTGACGCCGATCAGGCCATGTTGCCGAAGTCGCCGTAGATGAACGCCTCCGGGCGGTACACCGCCAGAGCTACGCGCTCTTCGGCCAGGATGGTGACCATGTTCTTCACGAAGTCGTCTTCGTTCTCGGTCGCCACTTCCACCCGGGCCAGCCAGCGGTCGAAGACCTGGGCACCGAGCTTGAACGCGCCGGTCAGGAACTTGTCCACCGGGATAGCCTGCGTCTCGACCACCGGCAGATTCCACAGCGTGGCGCCGATGCTGCCCTGCGGGTTGCCGATGATGTAGCGGCCCGTGGTGTCCTTCAGCAGCTCAATGCGCGCCCAGTCGATGGGGTTCATGACGTGGCCGGTGGCCGGGTATTCGGCCAGGAAAGCCTGCAGCATCGCCAGACGGATGTTGTCGATGTTCGTCTCGGTGCCGGCCGGGTCGAATGGCGCGGCGAAGGCGGATGCCTGCG